AGTATTTACATCAGGAGAAGTAAGAGTTTTATTGGTTAATGTCTGTGAGCCTGTAAGCGTAGTTACAGTGCTATCTATTGCAAGTGTTACGCCATTGCCGCTTGCAGTAGAATCAATACCAGTGCCGCCCAATACACTTAAAGCTTCAGAATCTAAATCAATTGAAATGCTTGAAGAGCCATCAGTCAGGTCTAGGTCTTGTGCAGTAACCTGTGAATCTACGTAAGCTTTGATACTCTGTTGAGTTGCAAGGGCTGTAGCACTATTGCCTGACATATCATCTTGATCTAAAATGTCTGTAACTGTAACTGAACCTGTTCCTGATAGACCGTCAAATTCTATAGTTCCATCGACATCTATATTGCCGCCAATTGTAAGGTTGCCTGTAGCTGTAAGACTATCAATGTATGCGTCTTTAAAGCGCAGAACATTTGTACCCAAATCTACATCGCTATCTGTAACTGGATATACTACACCGTCTTCAATGCGTACCTGTTCTACGGCACTGCCACCTACTTCTACATAAACACTCCAACGATTGTTAGAGCTATCAACAACTATTTTATTATTAAAATCTTGGTCGCCAATTGTATGAATATTACCGCCTTCGCCCGCTCCACCATCGTGTTGGTGTCCTGTAGTGCCACTACTTGCATAAGCAAAAGCAGAAACTAGTTGGTTATATTCTGTATTAAAGAGTGACGCTGTTATAGTATCGCCATCTGTAAGTGTGCTTTGTCTAGTGTAGCTTGTTCCTGCCATTTGGGTTATCTCCTACCTGATGGGATGTAATTTATATATAGACCGTTAATTGCATAGGGTGCTTTTTGATCAGAGCTACTAATTCTAAAGTTGCATACTGATCCACTACCTTGTACTGCTTGTCGCAACATTGGATCATTACTAGCTCCAAATATTGCTGTTCCAAATATTGCTGTGCCAAAAAGGGCAGGCAATGGAACAGAATCTAAAATATAATCTGCGGGTTGTGGTATGTCTGTATCTTCATAGTCATACCGCACTCTTAGTGTTGGTTGTACTTCTCCTTCTGGAGTAATAGAAATCTTTGCATAATGTAAAGTCTTTCTAGTTCCTATATCACCAAAGTCATAATTAGGCGTTTGATAAATTGCATTAATATCAAATACAGTTCCAGAAGCTGTAAAGGTATCGCCTGTGTCGTGGTTATATACGTATCCTGCGTTATCTCCGTGATATTCTTTTTCTATGCCGTTTGAATCAAAACCTGTAGTAAACCCTACTGCTTGTATTCCTAGTGTTTCTGACCACTCAAAGCCATTAGGTGTTAGTGTTCCTATAATTCCTTTTGATATAGGACTTGTTGCACCATCAACACTATAAAACAAACGATACTGGGACTTGCTTCTTAGTACTGCGCTTGTAATTGTAAAGCTATTTACAGCTAAAGCTATGCTTGAAATAATAGATTGTATTTGACGACTTACTGAACCTAACTCAACGTCACCAATACGTGATGTACCTGCAACAGATCGAATGCCATCAGGACTAAGAAATACTAAATCACCGCCAATTTCTTGAATACTATGAGAACTTAAACAACCTACGTTTTGAGTAACAGGAACAACTGCAATATTATTAGAGTCATTTATATTTATAAGTTTATGTATGCTGTTTCTGCAAAATATAATTAAATCATCACGAAAGCTTTTTATGCCTACTACTTGATCGGGCAGTACAATGCTTCCTGAACCAGTACCCGAAAAACTACTAGGGTCTAAGTTTGTACTATAAAATACTGTATTTTTAGCTGTAGGCGCTCCTGCTACAATTAAATGTTTGTCGTGTATTGCACAAACTTTTGGAGCTATAGAGCCGCTTACTGTTACTTCTTCTGCAAAAAATGTTCTAGTTGTTAAGTTTCCTGTTCCTGTCATACTAAACAAGAAAGGTTTGTTTGCTCCGTCTGTAATTACTAGTTGTCCATAGTCGGTGTTGCCTTCAAAAAGTGCAAAAGTTACTTGACCCTGTGAAGTTCTTGCATCCATACTACGGCCTGTAAAGGCTGTGTAATTATCTCCTGAACCTGCAACACTTGCTCTGTTTAGTTGAAGCCAAGTGCTTTCTCCGTCTTGGCTAAAAAAGATTCCATCGCCTGAACAAACAACAAGCCCATCAGCATATACTGTCATGCCTAGTATTTTGTTAGCGCTATTTGGTCTAGTATCACCAAAGGCTGTATAGCCATTTATTCGCCTATAACCGCCATCAGGATCAACCTCAAAGTTTGTAAGCTTTGTAGCTAATCCCGGCTGAGCGAGCATTTCAAGCTGATTTAGGTTAGTATTTAACCCACCTTTGCATGAAATACCAAAGGGTTGAGAAGCGGCCATTAAATAAGTCTCATCCTGTCATCTTTAAAGTAAGAAGGCGTAGGCTCAATAAGATTAGAGCGCATACTACGCATTCCTTTTTTATAGTCATCAAGCGCAAATGCGGCGGCTTGAGGATTTTCTTTAAACTGCCAAATGTAATATCTTGCTCTAGCTAATAATACAGATGTATACATTTCTGGAAAAACTACTGTGTCTGTAGAGTTTGTTAGTTTTGTTGGCAAGTTCCATGCAAAAAACCAGACGCGATAAACTTTGTCTGGTATAGGGCTGAGTCCAAACTTTCGTGAGTCTGGGCTTCTAATAACATTGCTAGGCTCACCATAGTTTTGTGAGTCAGCATCGTCTAAATTTTCTGAAACTCTTCGCGTATCTTTCCACTCTTCGGTTGTTAAAAATCGCAAGTTTCTTGAGGTGTAAGGAGTTGTTTCGCCTGAAACACCTACTGTTGTTAAATAGAAGTTGTCCCAATCTATCGAACTATAATCTGTTGTAATGTCTGAGCTTGAAGGCTTTAGCTCATAAAATCTTGTGCCTGCTACTGTTTCTACGTATACATTGCCATACATTGGATCAGTTGTGCCACTTTCAGCTACAGAAAGAAAAGGCCATTGAGGTTCTTGATTAATAATATCAAAGTATCCTCTGTTTAAAGAATCTTTAACGTGTTGTTGTACACCTACAGCCCCTGCAAAAGTTGCAGTTGTGAGAGTGACTTCATTAAGCTCTCGCAATAGTTCGTTAGTTAAATCAAGATAGGATGTAGCCATAAATTATTTCGCCTGTGTGTTTTTCTTTTTACCAAATATAGCATCGTAGTTTTCATCATACTTTTTTTTATTTTCAGATTTGTAAAAACTTCCTGTGTCTCCAAGTATTTTTCCGCGTGGATTAGCTGAAATCATCATTGGTTTTTCATTTGTTCCTACTTGTGGCATATATACTCCTTAAAAAGATTGGGGGAGTATTTCATCCCCCTTTCTTATGCTTCTACTTAGTCGATACCGTAGAATGCAGATACTAGTGCCTCTGGACGTAGTACTTTAGCTCCATAAACATGCAAGCCTCGTACAATATCACCAAAGCTATCTGGATCACGGATGACCTCAGTGCTAGTGATAGTCTGTGCAGTAGCACAAGCTGACATGTGACCCGCTACACACTGTCCTGCCGCATTAGATGTGGCCGCAATGTTGTTAGTCTTGTACATGTCGAATCCTCGCAACTTACCAGTTGATACTAGGCCGTTTCGGATTGAACCTTGTCCGGCGTTGAAATCAACAGAAAGTAGCTTAGAAGAGCTTTGAACTAGAACTTCATAGAACTCAGGGTTAGCTAGGAACCAACGACCTTCTTCTGGTACGTTCTGCTCGTCAAGTAGACGGGCCATACGAGAAAGAACATCAATTGGGTCATGCTCGCTTGAACCAAAACCAATATCCAAGTTACCAGTTCCGTCAAAAGTACCTTCCGCAAGGTCTGTAGCATTATCAGAACCAAGAATGTGGTTAGGGCTAGAAGCAGAAACACCTGCAATAATCTTAGCAATTACGCCTGCGTCAAATTCATCCTTCAAAGCGTAAGCCGCTGAAGAAGTCGCTACTTCTTTAAAGTTAACGTGAGACATAGAAGTTTCAATGTCGTCTACTTTAAATTTGAAAGCGTTAGCTACGTCTACAATG